AGTGATCCTCGCATAATAGATGCAAGGTCGGCAGCCAACACAGGCTTCTCGCGTCAAGCACCCCGCTTCGTCGATAAAGGTATAGGCGCCGCCAACCAAGCCACAGAAGCGATGATGGATCCCGAGCTCCGCAAAGGAATGGCTTCCGACGCGATGGAGTTGGCGGCACGCCTCGCCAAGAGTGCTAAAGATAAAGCTGATAAAGCAGCAGCGCTCGGCACCGCCGCAAAAGACAAGCTAGACAAGCTAGGCAAGCTTCGACGAGGGCTTACGGGAAATAAGACTGCGGATCAAGGTTCAATGGACGAGGCTGAGGTAACTGCCACCGGGGATACTAATGCAGCATTACGGGGTGGTCGAGCAGCCACCGCGACCCAGGGCCCTATCAATCTAGTTGTTAATGTCTCTCTCCCTGTTGACGGTGACGCCATCGCTTCAGCAGCGTATACAGGACAAATTAGGCCCGGAGTAACAGGTGAGCAAGCACTTCAAGCAGCAGCTGCCAATGAAAATGTCGCAGGGCAATAGAAAATGAGCAAAGACATACTTAATAAGGACGGCTCAACCGACATACAGCAGATCGATCTGAGTGCCCTTCCTGAAGTCGCTAAAGCCCTAGCCGATCTGCCCGAAGAAAGCCGCCTAAAAGTGGAGAGGCACTTGGCTGAGTATGTGAAAGCACTTTCTAAGGTGGTCGAAGCTACTAAGATACTCAAGGGAGACAAGATTGGCAGATGATACAAAAAAAATTCTTGTTCCGGTCGACGATAATGGAGACGGATCTGTAGGGAATGACTTCACTGCGGCAAACGCAGACTACGGAGCCTTACCAGGCGTCGAACAATCAGGCCAGGATGATCTTCCAGTTAATCCACAACAAACTGTGGACAACGTTGAGCGTGTGAGTATTAGTTCTGCCAGGAGTAAGGTCTTAAAAGACACCCAGATTAATTCTCGTCAACCTGGCAATACGGGAAATCTAGAATCTGATAGTCAGTTCCTGCCCCAGTCCCGCCGCCCCAGCACTATAGATCGCCCCAGCCAGACAATGACCATCGGCCAGTTTCTCAAGAAAGGTCCGCTAGGACGACGTTCTGGAAACGAAGATCAGTTAGGCGTAGACTCCAGCGGAAATGAGATAATCAGGCGCACAGCCGGTCAGATATTCTCTGATGTGAACACTGAGCCACTAGGTAGACAGAACGACCGACCGCACGGAAGATCAATCGCTGGCACCCCTGGGCCAGCTAACGGAGATCCTGAAGTTCAAGAAGGCGCAGGTCCAGTCGTAGCAGCCACAGTTTCTGGTGTTTTGAGGATGAATAGATTTGCAGGTGTTGCAAATAAGACTTTTTCTCCTTCTGAGGCTAATCCCGACAACCAGGTCTTAGGATCTCTCCAGCCAGAGGTAGGCGCTTATAATCCTGAGGCAACTGACACAGCTTCTCAGTCTGGCAAGACTATACGTGCTGAAGAGTTAAAATCCCTAGGTATTGATATGCTGACAACTGCGGCAGGAATTTTCTCATCCGATCCTGCAGAAAGAGAAGTCCAGCTAGGAAGGTCAGGAGTTCCGGCACGATCTATTCGCCCTAGAAATCTACGAAATAGCACTATAAATTCCGAAGCATTTGACGTATCAAAAGCATCTGTGGGTGAGTTCAATGAGCCAGATGACGACGACCCGATAACTTCTTTTGGCCAGCTTAACACTCCCGATATCACCTTCGCGGGCTTAGCACAAACCGAAATGAAAGCCCTTGCTGATGCCATAATTTCAGTCACAGCAGAGACTGTAAGAAACAATGATTTGATTACTTCTTTGCTTGATGTGGGCCAGCCACCGAGCGGACCTGGAAATGTGCCCTATACAAAAGGTAGCTTTGTTGAAAAGCCAAGAAACGGCGGCTCAACAGGAAGATCAGGCCAGATGTCAAATATGGATCTAGGCTTTGTGTATACAGCTGGAGACTTCACGACTGCTGTCGATCTGGGCATGGCAATTCTTTTAGGTAATAACGATACTGATATCGTATCTAAATCTCCTGCTAATTTAGACGCACAGTCGAGAGTAAATGAAGCTCGTAAAAACATCTCATCTTCTCCGGGCTTTTATGTTAATTTTTGTCGCGCTGTATTAAGAGATGCTCAAACGCTAAATGAAAAGTTCGCCGCCGCCGGAGATATGGCTGCAGGATCTTTAGCAGGAGCGACGGCTGCCATCGCCATCTTAGATGTATTTAGATCCTCTAAGATCGTTGCCTGCATTAACACTTTAGCAACCATCGGGGATGCAGCTATAAGAGCGACAGGCAGCCCATACTCAGTAGACCAAATAGTACCCTCAGGCGAAGCCTCAGAGATAAATACCCTCAATGGCATGTCTTCTTACAATCCTGCTTCGCACGCTATGAAGAGCAGAGACGGCAATAAGGTAGCCGGCGGCGTTGATTCAATGCGCCTGGCGTGGCGAAACGCTTCAACACCAAGTATGTACTTGCTCCCTGCAGAGATTGAGTACGGTAGTGTAATTAATGCTGCTTCCACGCTCAGTAATGATTCACCGGCTGCAGCGCACGGCAGTATGGAAGGCGTAACAAAGGCAGAGTCTAGCGGCCGCCTACCCCAGGAGTTTGTTGAAGCTCATGAGCGCCTTCTTGATGCCGAGTACGTTCCCTTCTATTTTCACGACCTAAGAACTAACGAGATAATTTCTTTTCACGCATTCCTCGGATCGCTCCAAGACGGATTTAGCGCTAACTACAACTCTACGAAAGCAGTCGGAAGAGCAGAGCCTGTCCAGACCTACCAGTCAACAGCTCGAAGCATTAGCTTTAATTTCTTCGTTGCCGCAACTAGCAGGGATGATTTTAATGAGCTGTGGTTTAAGATTAATAAGCTCGTTACTATGCTCTACCCGCAGTATACACAGGGACGAGAAGCGGGAGATCCATTCCAGGTTCCCTTTGTCAACGATGTAGCCTTTGGTAGAAATTTCATCATGCCTTTCTCGCAGGTGATGGCAGCTTCTCCCATGATCAGATTAAGAATCGGTGATGTCGTCAAGACCAACTTTTCTAAGTTTAATTTGTCGAGGCTTTTCGGTCTAGGCACATCAAAACTTGACCCCTTCGCTGCAGGGCTCGGAGTTCCCGGCGCCACTTTAATGGTATATCGCCTCTTGTTTCAAGGCTTGGGAATAGTCAATAATTTACCAATACCGGGAATAGCAAAAACAGCAGCCCTCAATAGCGCAGATGTCCAAGCAAATGTTTTGCAGTCTTTAAGAATGTTTAAGGAACGCGCTCGAAAGCTACCTACGAATATATCTAACAGTCCTACTGGGTATAAGATCGGTGATATTGTTCGACTTAGCTTCCCATCAGTTAGGAAACTAGCCTTAGCAGATGGTTCTGGTGCACCAAATATTTTCTTGAATTACAAAGATGCTTACGCAAAAGTTGTATCTCTTCCTGAGTTTGACAAAGAAGGCTCTGCAAAAACTGTGAGATATAAAGTCCAGCTTTCTTCCACATTTGAGAAATCCCAAGAGGGGACTGCAGATCTTTCAGGGCCTTCAAATACGTACTTCATGAATCATCACGATGCATCAATTGTTCCGGGAGGCCTTGCCAAAGAAAAGCTTTTGATCAATGGCCTGCGGTTAGCAACTGGTGCTGTAAACGTATTATACGGTGCTTCTGTTTTTGCCTTTTTGGCTAACAACTCAAATGCTGTTGTTCGATCTTTTGACGAATCTAGCGGGAAAGGTCTTCCCGGCTTTATTAAACAGCTAAGCTTTGACTGGGTTGGCGATGATATCACCTGGGAGGTTGAGCGAGGTGCACGAGCTCCTAAAATTTTCAAGGTAAATGTTTCGTTCACTCCGGTGCACGACATCGCTCCGGGCTTGGATCACTTGGGTTACAACAGAGCCCCGGTCTATCCTGTAGGCGACGTTGTCAACAATATTTCTGGAAAATCAGGAGACTGGTTAGATACTACTGTTGATGTTCGACAAGCAGTTGAGAGCGCCGGCGCCGTCGTCGGCGTTGATGGCTCAAGTGCGTCGGATGCGGCGAACCTGATCAAAGACACGAGCTCGGCCATACTCGATAAAATTGAAGATTGGACAAGCTGATGACTGTTTCTAGGTATGACAGAGATCCTCTTATCAACGGTGCCAGATCTTTTGGATCTGCACAGACAGTTGTCATTATAAGAGACGCAGTCAGAAGAGGACAGATTTCACTAAAAGAGAAGATAATGTCCGAGTCAGAGCGCCTAGATGTAATAGCAGGCCAGCAGTACCAGGATGCATCCCTCTGGTGGGTTATTGCTGCAGCAAGCAATATCGGCTGGGGTCTTCAAGTTCCTGCAGGAACAAAGATATCAATCCCGACAAATATTAGCGAGATCCTGGAGCTAATAGCTTGACCCGCACGTTTACTAAAAAGAATCGTGCGCTTCGAAAGGCTGCGAATAGGATTAGAAAAGGCGGCGGCTACGGCGGCATCGGCAGTATGGTACCCAACCCATTCAGTCCTTCGATATCTAACTTTGACAAAAGCAAGAACAAATCAATCAAAGCTATTGCAGATCTGGTTCTCGACAATGTGGACGGTGCAATTCCGGGCAAGGAGATAGAGCTCCAGATCTTTGGTGGCCAGATCTCTAATTTCGACTCCTCTCTACTGAGTGAGTTTAATCAAAATTTTAGACTTCACACAGAGGGTAAGCGCGCAGCATTCGGCAACCCAGGCGGCAAAGCCGGAACTAAAGATTTCGCGCCTCGACTAAACACGAGCAAGGTAAGCAAGAACAATGTGGCCGCACTGGTTTCGTCAACTGCCGGATCTATAGCCAACTCCATATTTGGTAGCAACTTAACCGTGTTAACCTGCAAGCACTTTGACTTCACGCCAACTACGTCATTTGTATCAGAAGTTGAGGTTTTTGCAAACGGAATTCCGACTGTTGAATTTTCAAGGTGTGTCCCTTTTCTAGATTTAACATTTCATACTGCGACAAACGCGCTTAGCGATAGAGGGAAACCCTTGTCCATAAGCTTATCTAAAGCCGCAGTCGGATCCGAAGGCGCCGGAAGATTTGAGGCAGGCACGAGACTCATGGCAGATCCTGATTCAATACTTGGGAATTCTCAAGAGTCTAAATTTGGCATGGAGATGTTCACGACTCCCCAGACTTTTGTGCCGCTTAATAGAAGCAACAGGGCAATACCGATTCTCCATCCCTTCAGGCCCTTTATGTCTATAAAGTCACTCGACATATCAGTAGTTCCTGCAATGGGAGGCATGCAAGAAAAGAAAAAGGCTTCCCTTAAGCTAGTTCTTCACGATAGATCTAGATTGCACGAAATATCAGAGATAATAAGGCCCCAGAACTTTGGGACAAACGAGATCTTAATAGAGTACGGGTGGAGCCACCCAGACCGTACAGGCAGAAATGAGTATGGAAACTTTCTAAACGCGCTGAGGACAAAAGAGAAGTTCTCGGTTTTTAACGCATCTTTCTCTCTAAATCAAGAGGGTGGAGTAGACTTAGATCTCATGCTGATGGCAAAGGCAAATCTTGCAACTGAAAATGCGTCTATCATCGATAATGCTGCTTTAAAGAGAACGAGCCAAGTCATTGGCCAACTAAATGAAAAAATCAACAAGCTACTTTCGAGCAATCCCAAGAACCAAAAAAAGAGAAAGAATATAGCAGCAAACCAGATCATTGATGATTTTATAAAGTCTGGTGAGACCATTAATGTTGAGGGCCTTAAGGCGCTTTTAAATCCAAAGAACGCACCTGGGCCTCTTGCCAACTTAAGTGAACCAACTCACGCAAGCCTAATAACGGAAATTCAGCAGCTTAAGACGCAAAGAGACGCCTTCAAAGTTGGGAAGGCTGAAGTTATTGAGTCAATTATCGAGCAGCTATTTAACGGTACATCTGATCCATTTTTCCCTGTCAATCCCGATGATTTCGGAGGCTTATTTGCACAATTCAAACCTGTGCCAGGGCAGAAGACTACTGGTTACATTACCGTAGGAAAATTATTTTCTGCGCTTGTTGGTAGGCCCTTAACATCAACAGGTAAATTTGCAGAGGTGCAGCTTTACTTTTACGCCTTCGGCTCTGAGTCAGGTTTTCACGATTCGCCAACAGCTAAAGCGCAGCTTTCAGACTTTACTATCGACCAGTTCATAATAAGCAAAGGAGATGTCATAGATGCTCTTGACAAGCTTTTTGAAATAAATGGTTCTCCCGACATTCCTGTTGAAACCTTTATGAACTTCATTGTGACGAAATTTCTTAAATATCCCTTCTCTCCGCTAATGGATGCTGTAACTCCCGGTATGATCTACAGGGATATCATGAAGACAAAGACTGTGAAGGAGATCAAACAGGAGCTAGCCGCAACGCTTGCTGCAGGAGGCATACCTTCCGGGTCACCCATGCAGAAATATAAAGATCTTGCTAAGAAATTTCGCCCACCAAATGTCCAGGTAATGTTTGATTCCCTACCAGTATCTTCAATCTTTCCAGGATCTGATAGTAATACAGCACGGTCTATTTTAAGAGTTCACATATTTGATGCCAACAACGGCAGGATGTCTCCTTTTGCGACGGCACTAAGCGCTGGATCTGCAGACATGGAGACCTTGAAGCAAACATCTAAGCAGATATCTGATGCTATATCCCTGGATTCCTCCAAGAGAGATCGAGCGAAAGCTGTAAATGAAGTAGTGGGTAAACTCATCAAGGCTGATATGTTTGGAGTGAGAATGGTCGGCCCCGGCGAATGGAAAGTAGATCTACCCTTCAGCAAGCTCAAGAAGATTATAAGCAAGGGTTTCCCGACCTTGACTTACGGCGCCGACGGGTCTGTCTTAACGTCTGCAAAATTCGCAACCATACAAAACAAGGCATTTGCAAACATACAGCTAGCAAGGTTTGGCAAGGATCCTAATAAGACTGCTGCTGGGACAGACCCAAATGGCTTGCCCCTCAAGATTCTTCCGACTCAAGCTGATATATCAATGATAGGATGTCCTGTCTTGCGCTATGGTCAAACTTTCTTTATTGATTTCGGCACAGGTACATCTGCAGACGACCTATATTCAGCTAAGACTGTTCGACACCAGATTACTCCTGGAAATTTTACATCAACTATGACCTTAATGCCCAGAGACGCTGATGGCGCTTACGAAAGCTTATTTAGCATACTCAACAAGGCAACCAGAGTTCTTGGTGCCGAGTCGTTTGACAAGACTCGAAATTCTCTTGCATCGGTTGGCGAAGTCGTCTCTGATCTCGCTCAAACAGGTAACTAGACTTTTTCAATGTAAATAAAGCTTAAAATGCTTATAATGCAATGATGAAGATCTGCATTAGCTCCAAAGTTCTCGGAACTGAACATAATTTACTGACAGACTTTAAGAGTATTAGCAAGTGGACGGACGACGTCCCGGATGATTCTCTGACTTTTGGGTTTGATAAATGTGGAGAATTTAGTCTAATATCAAATCTTTCTGGGATAGTAATACCCACATCTCCTTCCGACAATTATTCTCGCCCATTTGCTGGCAAAAACATAAAAAATGTTCTTTGGACCGAAGCGCTGCCTAAGAGCGCATATAAAAAGTACTTTGAGAGTATCCAGAATGCAATCTGTGAAAATTTAAAATCCGATCAATACGAATACTTTAATTCTCGCCTTAAACGCCAACAGAAGTTAATCTCGTCATTGCAGCCGGCTCATATTGATGAACAGATTTTTGCTCGAAGGTATGGCGATCCCACCACAGTCAACAAGTCTGTCCTGGCATCCTTTGCTCCCGTAAAAGGAACGACGAGGAAAGTAGGATATAATCTTACAGGAACCAGCACCGGCAGACTTACGATATCAGAGGGCCCACAGATCCTTACTCTCAAAGCAGAGATGAGAGATATCTTGACTTCCCGATATGAGGGCGGCAAGATCATGCAATTCGATTATGTCAGCCTTGAGCCACGCGTGGCACTTATTCTTTCTGGCCAAGTCCCTGTGAGAGATATCTACACCGATCTTTCCAAGAAAGTTCTGGACAGTCAGCACGCACGACAAACGGCAAAGTTGCTGACCATCGCCACACTTTACGGTATGGGTGTGCGACGTGTCAAAGAACTGATAGGCGTAAGCAAGAACACTGCTTTTGAGGTACTCAAGAAGCTAGAGACCTTCTTTGGGGTAGGTGAAGTAAAAGCTCATTTAGAGGAAGAAGCAAAGTCTGGGTTCATCAAGAATTACTTTGGTAGAAACATTCGCGTGCGTAATGATGCATCCCATGTCCTCTACAACAATTACATACAGTCCTCAGCTATGGATGCTGCACTCGAAGGATTTTACCAGATCGTACAGGGTGTAGAGAAGGAAGGTCACAAGTGTGTCCCTCTCTTTCTTTTGCATGATGCGATTATTTTTGACTGTCATCCTGAGTGCTTTGACAAACTTGAGGATATAATGAGGCCAGGACAAACTTTGTCCGCGTTTGACTCGTGTCTTTATATGGGCGCGGAGGAGTTATGATGGATTTAGATATCGAGACTATGCAGGCTAATTACGAGAAGTTCCAAGCTCTGAATGAAAAGACAGGTAAAAGAGCTGAGAACCTCAAGGCGCTGATCGAGGGGCTGGGCGACCGCTTAGTGATGTGCCCCTCGTCTGAGAGAAATGAGTATTTTAATTCTTATCCGGGAGGACTTCTGGATCATGCCCTCAAGATCCTGGAGTCTAGCTATAAGATTGCCAAAGGCTGCGGCATTGAGGTATCTAATGAGTCGATCATCTTGTGCTCCCTATTCTGCTTGATTGGCAAGGTTGGTGATGAGAAGCATGACTTCTATATACCGCAGGATAATAATTGGCGCAAGGAAAATTTGGGTGAGAACTACAAGTTCAATGATAAGCTCCCCCACATGAGGACGACCCATCGCAGTCTTTACTTGCTCCAAAAATTTGGAGTTGAGGTGAGCTATGATGAATGGATGGCTATTCTACTTGCAGATGGATTGACTGATGACACGCGTCTTTACTCCATGAGAGAGCCTTCACTAGCACTAGTGATATCTTCGGCAAATAAATTGGTACAGGCTCGATCTCGAGAAGACAATATTCCAGTTCCTTTCTAAGGTAGAGCATATTTAATAATATGCCGAATAAATTTAAAAGATTTAAGCCTAAATTTGTGAAGCGAGCATTTGTTCGAGGCTCTGGATTAGGGCAGACTGGCGCGCACGGAACGTCAGCTTTTCAAAACCCGCCCGGCATCCATAGGCTTGGGTGGGCCCCGAGACCTTTTCCTAGGACAGGAATGACAGGGGAGCCCAATAGTTCGATCATGGGTCGAATGGGATCCGGTGCACTCTCAGTATACACTGATGAAGACAAAGAAGAATTTGAGAAGCAGAGCGGACCTCCTGGCAAAGGTGGTAACTACAAAGCTTCTATGACAAGAACTTATATTAAAAAAGGCGGAGGCCAGACAATGATAGGATTACCCGGAGGAGTTGTAGGCGAATCACATCTCAGGGACATTATCAGAAACGAAATACTTGAAATGAAGGGCGATCCCGACGGAGCTAAAGCCCTTGCTTATGAGCTTATGCGGAGTCAAGAGGGCGATGATGAAGACAAAGAAGACGAACTCGATGAGTTCTCCGGATCAGCTGCAGTAGCAGGTTATTCTCTACCCTTGGGTGCTTCTAATCACCCTTCCACGCTGAAATCTCGCGGAGAGTTCACAGCTAAGATGTACGGTGGAGAACGTGTGAGAACCCTTAAATTACGACGAATGAAAAAGCCCGAGTAATCATTGAACATCCTTGTAAGCTAGGTTAGAATACACCTGATCATCAAGCTTCAAGGAGAAAAAGATGGCTATTGATTTTGATGCGATTCGTCGCAAAGTTGCTCAACTCTCTGGCAACGCACGCCGCGGCTCTGCTTTTTGGCGTCCAGAAGAGGGTGAGCATACAGTACGTATTGTACCTTTTACCGACAACGATGGGCAGCCATTTAAGGAGCGCTGGTTCTACTACAATGTAGGTGAGAACCGCGGAATTCTTGCTCCTAAGCAGTTCGGAAAACCTGACCCCATTCAGGAGCTAATCAACAAGCTTCGTGACGAAGGCTCACCCGAATCGTCTGAGCTTTGCAAGCGCCTCTACCCTAAGATGCGCGCATATGCACCTGTTGTAGTCCGCGGCGAAGAAGATAAAGGAGTTCAGCTTTGGTCCTTCGGGAAGATGGTCTATCAGGACATCCTCAACATTATGCTCGACCCAGATTACGGAGATATCACAGATCCTCTAGAAGGTCGTGACATCAAGGTCTCACTATCTAAGGCTCCCGGACAGCAATGGTCCAAGACCTCTGTGATGCCTCGAGGCAAGGCTTCTAAGCTGTCCTCCGATACTGCTAAGATTGAGACTTGGACAGCAGCTATTCCAGACTTGGATGAGATCTATAGTCTGGAATCCTACGAAGAGATCGAGAAGAAAGTCAATGACTGGCTCAACGGCTCTTCGGCTTCAGATGACGATGGTACTACTGGCGGATCTACTTCTACTACTACCTCTACTACTAGCGCTGCTACCACTACAAGTACTGCAAAACCTGCAAAACCAAACGCTGAGTCGAAGTCATACACTTCTTTAGATGACGCTTTCGCTGATCTTCTCGGCGACTAGGGGGATAAATGGCTAAAAAACCTGCAGACAAAAAGTCTAAAAAATCTGATGACTTCACTGCAGATCTCATCAAGTCGCTGAACAAGGATCATGGGAGCAGGATCGCTTATAATCTCAGCATTGATGAGTCGCCAACTCATGTCAAGGCTTGGGTGTCCACAGGCATCCGGCAACTGGATTACATTGTTGCAAATCGTAAGGGAGGGGGACTCCCTTGCGGTAGGATCGTAGAGATCTTCGGACCTCCTTCGATCGGCAAATCACATATTGCATACCAAATAGCTAGAAACACCCAGACCATGGGTGGCATCGTAGTCTATATCGATACGGAGAATGGTACTTCTGTGGAGAATTTAGGCCTCTTGGGAATTGATGTCTCCCGTCGGTTCGTGTTCATTGAGACAGCTTGCACTGAAGAGGTGTTCGCGGTCGCAGAGTCCACTATTATGAAGGCTCGCGGCCTGAATAAAGATGTCCCCATCACCATTATATGGGATTCAGTTGCTGCATCTTCCCCCAAAGCGGAACTTGTAGGTGACTATGATAAGGACTCGATCGGCCTGCAGGCTCGTGCAATCTCGAAGGGTATGAGAAAGATCACGCAGGTGATTGGAAGCACGAACACGCTTTTCGTTGCTTTAAACCAGACGAGAACGAAGATCGGTGTGATGTACGGTGATCCCACCACTACGCCCGGCGGCATGGCACTTCCTTTTCATTCATCCACGCGCATCAAGCTTGGTGCAGGTTCGCCTATTAAAAACAAAGACGGCGATATTGTAGGCATTAATGTGTCAGCAAAAACCATCAAGAACAAGGTGGCGCCACCCTTCAGGACATGCCAGTTTGAGATTCATTTTGGCGTAGGCGTCAAAGAGCATGAGCAGGTCACTGATTTACTCCGATCTTCTGGTGACGTAACCGTAGATGGAAAAACATATTCAATCGAAGGTGCTGGCGCCTGGAAGACCCTGACAGTCTCTGATGAAAAGACTGGAGAGGTTCTTGTAGAGAAGAAGTTTACCAAGAGTGGTATGGAAGATGTTCTTAAGGATCCTGACTACAGTCATCACATTGAGCTAATGATTGAGAACATCTTGATAAAGAAATTTGAAGGAAATCCAGACTTTAACACTGATTCCTACGAAGAAGTAAGGGCAGTTGCAATGGACATGGCGGAGAATGATCTAAGTTGAGCCTATACATCAAAGTAAAAAGGACACACCCAGATGCTGTAATACCTGACCAGAAAGTCGGTGATGTCGGATGGGATCTAACTGCAGTCGAAGGTGATATTATCGAACCTGGAAAAGTGGCAGTCGCCCCTACAGGATTAGTGCTAGCCGAGAATCCTTACGCTAGTGACATCCACAATCAGGTTCTACTTAAGATCGAAGCACGAAGCGGATTAGCCAGCAAGCACTGCGTTTTTCCTGTGGGTGGCATCATCGATCCAAGTTACCGCGGCGAGATGGGAGTCATGCTCTATAATGGAGGAGATCAGCCCTATGAGTTCTATAAGGGCGACAGGGTTGCCCAGATTGTTATCTACGAAGTGCACGCCAAAACCATAGGCAATAAAACATGCTTTATGGAGGCAGATGCTGTGCGTTCATCTGATCGAGGCGATAAAGGTTTTGGCTCCTCAGGAAGATAGACCCGTCCTCATCTTCGATGCGATGAACCTTTTTCTTCGCGTCTATTCGGCAAACCCGTCGATTAGCAAGCATGGTCATCATGTCGGAGGCGTAGTCGGTTTTTTAAAGTCGATGCGCAATATCATCGACCGGTTTAGCCCGAGCCAGATCTATGTTGTATGGGAAGGCGGAGGCTCTTCCAGAAGAAGGGCTATCTATCCCGATTACAAGAAGGGTAAGAAGCCGGCCCGAATGAACCGCTTCTACGAACAAGATATTCCAGACACACAACAAAATCGCAACAAGCAGATCGCTACTCTAATTAAGATGATGAAGAACTTACCGATCTGTCAGGTCTATGTAGGCGACTGCGAAGGTGATGATGTTATCGGCTATCTCTGCAAGTATAAGCTTCGAAACTTAACCAAAGTGATCGTGTCTTCAGATCAGGATTACTTCCAGTTACTAAACGAGAACACAAACATCTTCAGGTTAGGCCGCAAAGAGATTGTGACTCGAGATCACATTCCCGAACTTTTAGGTGTGAGTGCGAGCAACTACTGTGTAGCCAAAGCTGCAGTTGGAGATAGCTCTGACAACATCGCCGGCATCAAGGGTGCAGGCTACAAGACAATGGCTAAAAGATTTTCCTTCCTAGCAGTCGATGAGGAAGCTGATATCAAAAAAATATTTGAGTATGCTTCTGCGAACGCAGAGGGTAAAATTAAAATCTACCGAGAGATAGCAGACAATTTTGATGTCTTGGAACGTAACTGGCGCCTGACATATTTAGATTCGCGAAATCTGGCGGCAAATCAAGTGAATCAAATCGAACACATCGTAGATACATTTGAGTCTAAGGGGAATAAGATCGGGATGATGAGAGATCTGATTGCTGAAGGCATCCAAAACTTTGACGTCGAATCGCTCTTCCTTAGCTTTACTTACCTAGATTAAGAGGTTCACGTGACACAAGAGTCCGGTATATCATTTGCGTCTTATGGAAAAGACTTTCAAGAAAAAATCGTTCAAGGTCTTCTCACCGACAGGATGTGGGCAGAACAAATGGCTGAGGTTATTGACACCCGGTTCTTTGATCTGAAATACCTCAGGTTTCTGGCTGATCGATATTTCACTTATCACCAGAAATACAAAGATTTTCCAACCCTTCCCCTTCTTGTCTCCATTATTCGCGATGACTTGAAGACGGGAAACGACGTCATCCTTCGGGACCAGATTGTTGAGTATCTACAACGTATTAGGCACAATCCCAACATGGGAGACTTGGAATATGTTAAAGACAAGGCACTTGACTTCTGTCGTAAACAGGCATTTCGAGGCGCATTAGAGGAAGCTGTTGATCTCATTCAGGTTGATAAGTTCGATTCAGTTATGGACTTGATGCGCAATGCACTTTCAGTCGGAACCACACCTTCTGTTGGCCACGACTTCTTTGAAGACATGGATTCAAGGTTTGTTCGAACAAATCGATCGCCTATTCCAACGGGTATTGCACAGATTGATGCAAAAGATATCCTCAACGGGGGCCTAGGCAAAGGCGAGATCGGTGTCATCACAGCACCTACAGGAGTTGGTAAGTCACACATGCTGGTTAATCTTGGCTGTGCAGCTTTGCGAGCAGGATTTAACGTAATACATTATACCTTTGAGCTTACCGAGACAGGCACGGGCCTTCGTTACGATTCCAACCTTTGCCAGATCCCTAGTAACGAAGTTCAGGATCGCAAGGATGAAGTCATCGAATACTACAAGGAAAGAGGAGAAGGTCTTGGAAGGCTGATGATCAAGGAGTATCCGACAGGAACTGCAACGGTCCAGACTCTTCGATCCCACATTGAAAAGCTAAGCCTTAAAGGATTTATTCCTCATGTGCTGATTATCGATTATGCAGACATTATGAGGTCATCGCGGCAGTATGACTCAATGAGACATGAACTCAAGAAGGTCTATGAAGATCTTCGCAACCTGGCTATGGAAAAATCCATGCCTATTTGGACAGCATCTCAATCCAACAGAGACTCCGCTAACGCTGATATCGTAGGTCTGGAAAGTATGTCAGAATCTTACGGCAAAGCGCAGGTTGCAGATGTTGTAATCTCCATATCTCGTAAGCCTGCTGAGAAATCTGAAGGATTCGGACGACTTTATATTGCTAAAAACAGAGCCGGCCGCGACGGAATTGTGTTCCCAGTAAAGCTCAATACTGCAATGAGTAGGTTTAGCATACTAGAAAACTCAGAAGAAATGTCCCTCATGGATGCAAAGAAAAAGAATGAAGGTGATTTGAAGCAGCTTTTACAGCAAAAGTGGAAACAAGTCAGTAAAGTTGAAGTACAAAGTAAAGAAGAAGTCAAAGACACAGAAGGTGAGTCGTAGATGTCAACCTATGATGAGGTTTTCAAGGAAAGCCTAGAGTATTTTAAGGGCGATGAGCTAGCAGCTTCAGTTTTCGCTACAAAGTATGCACTGCAGGATAATCAAGGTAATTTCCTTGAAACTAATCCCGACCAGATGCATCACCGTCTAGCACAAGAATTTGCTCGAATCGAAGAGAAGTATGAAAATCCAATGTCAGCTGACGAGATTTATTCGCTTCTCAGGGAATTTAAGTATGTAGTTCCCCAGGGATCACCAATGTCTGGCATCGGAAATCCCCACCAGATCCAATCGCTCTCTAATTGTTTCGTAGTAGATTCTCCCCAGGATTCTTATGGCGGAATTCTTAAGGCAGACCAGGAGCAGGTGCAGATTATGAAGCGCCGCGGAGGCGTAGGATTTGATATTTCTACAATCCGCCCGAAAGGTTTGCGCACGTCTAATGCTGCAAAAACAACTGATGGCATTGGCGTCTTTATGGAGCGGTTTTCTAATTCGTGCCGCGAGGTTGCGCAAGGTGGTCGCCGAGGAGCTCTAATGCTCACCATCTCTGTGCACCATCCAGACATTGAAACATTTATCAATATCAAGCGCGACTTATCAAAGGTTACCGGCGCCAATATCTCGATTCGACTAACCGATGAGTTCATGCATGCTGTCGAGAATGAAGAAGACTACGAGTTGCGCTTTCCTGTAGAACCCGAAGAGGAAAGAGTGGTAACTCGACAAGCTCATGCCAAAGATATTTGGGACCAGGTTATCGAATCTGCGCACGGTTCAGCAGAGCCAGGACTACTTTTTTGGGATAATGTACTCAACTACACACCTGCGCAGATCTATAAGGAACAGGGATTCCACACCATCAGCACTAATCCGTGCAGCGAGATCACGCTGTCAGCATATGATAGCTGCAGGCTTCTGCTTCTAAACCTCACTTCTTTTGTAGAGAATCCCTTCTCTGAGAATGCAAGGTTTGACTATAAGCTATTTGATGATTACTCGCAAAAGGCTCAAAGGTTAATGGATGATCTGATCGATCTTGAAATTGAACATGTCGATCGAATCATTAAAAAAATCAAGAAGGACCCTGAGTCAAAAGATGCTAAGCGGGTTGAGCTCGAACTCTGGCAAAAGATTCGAAAGGCAGCCCTTGAAGGTCGTCGAACAGGATTAGGTGTCACGGGCCTAGGTGATACACTTGCAATGCTTAACCTCCAGTATGGTTCTCCGAACAGCATACAAGAAACTGAGGACATCTATCGAGCATTGGCAATAGCCGCATATAAGAGCTCATGCCAACTCGCTGCTGAGCGAGGTCCCTTCCCAGTTTATAACTTCGAGCAAGAAGAAGGTCACCCGTTCATGGGGCGCCTCTTCGAAGCTTACCCACAATTACGACGTTTACATAGAAAGCACGGAAGGCGCAACATTGCCTTAACCACCACTGCACCTTGCGGCAGCGTTTCTACGTTAACGCAGACCACTTCAGGTATTGAACCTGCTTTTATGCTCAAGTACATTCGGCGTAAGAAAATCAATCCTAGCGATCCTGAGGCTCAAGTAGACTTTGTGGATGATCTAGGAGATCGATGGCAGGAATTTGACGTCTATCACCACAATTTTAAGAAATGGATGGACACGACCGGAAATTCAGAGATATCTGATAGCCCTTATGCTGATGCAACAGCTAATGAGATTAACTGGGAGTCAGCTGTAGATCTTCAAGCTGCTGCACAAAAGTGGGTGTGTCACGCAATCAGTAAGACTATTAACTTGCCCAGGGATGTCACAGTTGATGATGTCAAAAAAGTGTACTGGCAAGGCTGGAAGAAAGGTCTTAAGGGAGTAACCGTGTATCGCGATGGTAGTCGATCTGGAGTTCTGGTGTCTGATGACGCCGCTGCAAAGAACAAAGATGGTTTTGATGAGACACAACCACCTAAGCGCGCTGACACTTTGGAATGTGATATCCATAACACTTCTATTCGAGGTGAAAAATGGACCATTATTATGGGTCTAATGAATGGAAAGCCTTACGAGATCTTTGGCGGAATGGCAAATAAGATCGAGATCCCACGATACTACAAGAAGGGAACTCTCACTAAGCGCCCCAGAAAGACAATGAACTCCATCTATGACCTTAGGTTTGGGCATGAAGGAGATGAGTTCTGCATCAAAGATGTGGTTGAAGTGTTTGACAACCCAAACTATTCAGCGTTCACGCGGACTATTTCTCTCGCCCTGCGGCATGGAGCTCCGGTTTCATTCATGGTTGAGCAGCTTCAGAAGGATAGAGAAGCAGACATGTTCTCCTTCGCTCGTGTGATTGCTCGAGTTCTTAAAAATTATATCGAAGACGGAACTGCTGCATCTGAGAAGACATGCGATGATTGCGGTGCCGAAGGAACATTAATCTACCAAGAGGGATGTGTTACTTGCCTAAGCTGCGGCACTGGCAAGTGCGGATAAGACAAGAGAGACAAAATTGAAAAAACAGGTCAAAGTCGATGGTCGCATCAGCGAAGTAAAGCTAATGAACAACCCGATTGTTATTCGGGTCAATAAGTTTAGTGAGGATGGTGCCAAGAAGTTCAACCAGGATATGGCTGCAGCCCACAATTCAGGGCAAGGTATTATTCCAGTTGTGATTGATTCTTATGGAGGGCAAGTTTACTCCCTGATGTCAATGATAGCAGATATCAAGAGCTCAGATATCCCTGTTGCCACCATTGTCGAAGGGAAGGCCATGTCATGCGGGGCTGTACTCTTCACATTTGGAGCAGAAGGTCACCGATACATGGCACCTGATGCAACTATAATGATTCATGACGTCAGTAGCGGAGGTTTTGGAAAGGTAGAGGAGCTTAAAGCTGATGCAGCTGAAGCCGACCGCCTTGACCAAAAGATCTATAAGATGATGTCACAAAACTCCGGCAAGAAAGATGACTATTTTAAGAAGATAGTCCACAAGAAAGGTCACGCCGACTGGTTCTTGGATGCAGAGGAATGCAATAAGCATAACATCTGCAACCATATAAGAGTTCCTTCGTTCACAGTAAGCATCGACGTGAATATGGAACTTGACTAAGAGGCATCTACTTCTTTTTGCAGCTCTTTTTTTAGGCTGTGAAACTCCTGATCAAGTGTCTGACTATGTGGCTTACGGAGCACACCCGATAAAAGTTACTAGCATAACAGAGGGAATCCAGGCTTTTTCTCTAGACGATAACTTCGTTCTCGGAAAGTTAACAGATGCCCAGCTAGTCAATGCAATCATCATTATGGATATTGCAAAAGAGAAGACTTTCGACGCTCCAACACTTCTAGCTGTAGCATTCAGGGAGTCTGCTTTCAAAACGGGAATAGTTTCCAAGCAAGGAGACGTCGGTGTTTTCCAAATTAACGCTCGGTGGTGGTGGAAGAAGCTAGGATATGCTTCTCGTGCAGATTTTGTAAAGAAAAACCAGGATCCTTCTACGAATGCAAAGAATGCGATCTTTATCATCAAGAAATTTAAAAAATTTAAAAGCTGTCGAGGAGATAATCTTTTTGCTTGCTACAATGGTGGGCCTGGATGGAGGCTTTCTAAGAATGTCGATAAGATCAAAGCATACCAGAAACGTGTAATACGAGCAAGATATTTAATTAAGCGCCACATGAAGCGCTGGAAGCGAGATATCGGAAGTGAGCAACCCTAATCATCCTCGGCAAACTGGCGACGGAAAGCTACGCATTGAAGACGTAGTTGATGATTGGGATTTAGGCTTCTACGATGGTAATGCTATAAAATGCATACTTCGCGCAAAATTTGGCAATCAAGAGATACAAGACATAGAAAAAGCATTAGAGTATCTTAGGCACTATTTAAGAGTGTGCAAGGAAGCCCATGAACGAGCAGATGAGGAACAGACCGCGACTTGGCGCCCTGGTTGTGGTAATTATATCTCTAGTGGTACCGAATCCGACGATTGACAGCCTTTCTCGAATAGCCCTGGTCGGACTTTTTACCGACTGGGCATATCAGCTATATAAACGTTCATAAAGCTTAGTATAATAATTTCATTGGAGTTTTAAAATGGCAAAGAAGATTTATCGTCTTGATGATGAAGTGGTCGCAGAAGTGGC